CGCCGCCGCGGCCGCGGCCGCGGCCGCGGCCGCCAAAATGCGGCCGCGCTTGTTCGGGCCTGCGCCCACATCTTCTCCGGCCGTGAAACTGCAAGCGCCGGCCGGGATTGAATGCGCCGCGATTGTTTCGGGCGTCATGTTCGGGGTTTGAATAGACTCTCGAATTGTCACAAGGTCGCCCACAATCTCCCGATAAAATGCAGCTTTTTCGGCGGATTCTACGGGGAAGTGCACGGGGATAGCTTTCCCGCGAAGTGTCGAAAGCAACTCGCGAAGCAACGGCACGAAACGACGATCGGCAAGCGCGGCCGCGCGGCCGGGGACTGCGCCATTGGTTGAGAATCGAAACCAGGGAACGGCAATGCCGCGCAGCAGCACTGCCGACAGTTCCACAAGCGCGCGGCCGACAATGACACTCGCGGGGAGTTGCTCGTGTCGATCAAGCTTGTCCGCCAAGCCGGCGCGGTCGGCGCGGTCTTCAACTTTCGCAGCATAGCATTCCCCGTCTTCCCCCTCGCGTTCGCCGCCGGCCGCAAAATGCGCCGGATGATGACGGCACGACGTTTCGCAATTCGCGCCGCCGGATTGCCCGAAGTTGAGCGCCAGGGCGCCCTTTACCCCCTTGCTAAACACCGTGAAAATCGGCCAATAAATCGCGGCAATCGCCGCGGCAATCGTTCTCGCCATTGTTGAATCCCTCCGAAGTGCGAAACCGAAACCGGCCGCGCGGCCGGACTGCCGAAAGATAGCAAGCGCCCCGGCAGTGTCAAGCGTATCATCGACAATCGGCCGCGGAATATTAAATCGGCCGTTCGGCCGGACAGTTAGCATATGAGAATCCGCGCGGCCGGCGCCCCGGAAAACTTCCACCCCCAACGGGAGGGGTAGTGTACGCTTGTGCGGTTGCCCCAGCAAGACCGCACGTCCATGCCCGAGCAAACGAAGACAAAAATGGATCGTTTCAGGCCCGGCAACTGTTTTCCCGTGTTCACCACTTGTTTGCCCCTGCTTGCCCCCTATTCGCCGACTCCGTTGCACGGCGCCTCTACCGTCCTGTAGCCTTGCAGGCATGAAGGGTCGCCCTCCGAAGCCGAAGCACGTCCTGCAACTGGTCGGGTCGAAGCACGCCAAGAACCGCGAGGAACTTGGCACGCCGCCGGCCGAAAAGATGCAGCCGCCTGAGTGGCTGAAGCCGCGCGCGAAGGAGATATTCTCTCGTCTTGTCGGCTGGCTGGAGCGGATGGGGACGCTCGCCGAAACCGACGAGCACGTTATGACCCGCTACTCGATCACCTACGTTGCCTGGGAGTACGCCGCCCAGCAGCTTCAGGCCGTCGATATGCTGTACAAGGAGATTCTGTCACCATCGGGCGACCTGCGGTTCAGCAGGCCGACCGCCCTGGCGGCACAGTACAAGGATTGTGGCGAACAGTTACGTCACCTTGAAACTGTGCTGGGGCTGACCCCGGCCGACCGCACCCGCCTCGGGTACGGCGCTGTAAAGGTCACGGCCGACCCGGTGGACGCCTTGTTCAATGACTCAGCGGCAGTGTGACATTCGGGAATTCGCCCGACTGCTCAAACACACCGAGTCGCCGTTCACCGGGCAGCCGTTCGTACCGGCGCCGTGGCAGGACGAGTATCTCGACCGCCTGTTCAATACCCTCCGGCCCGACGGCCGCCGGCAGTACCAGCGGAGTCTGCTGGCCCTGCCGCGGAAGCAGGGAAAGACCGCGATGTGCGCCGTGATCGGCGCCTACGAGGGGTTCTTCGGCGAGGCGGGCGGGCAGATTCTCATCGCCGCCGGCGACCGCAAGCAGGCCAGCCTGCTGTTCACGGCGGCCAGCCGCTACATCGAGTCATGCCCCGGCCTGCTCAAGCGGTGCAAGATATACAAGAACTCGATCGTCATCCCGCACAACAAGAGCACGATTCAGTTCCTTTCCTCCGAGCACAAGGGCAAACACGGCTTCAACCCGAGCCTGGTCATCGTGGACGAGTACCACGTCCAGCCCAACCGCGATCTAGTCGATGTGCTGGAATCAGGCATGGGCGCCAGAGCCGAGCCGCTCGTCATCTATGTGACCACGGCCGGCATGGATCGCGTCGGCCCCTGCTACGAGGAATGGCAGCGGGCGCTGAAGGTCAAGGATGGTCTGCTCGACGACCCCACCTTCCTGCCCTGCATCTTTGCGGCGGATGACGACGACGATCCGTTCGACGAGGCCACCTGGCGGAAGGCCCAGCCGAACTACGGGATCACGACTAGGCCAGAGTTCATGCAGCGTGAGGCCGCCCTGGCCCGCGAGAGCGTGGCCCAGGAGATCAAGTTCAGGACGCTTTATCTCAACCAGTGGGTGAGCAACGGGGCGAATCGTTTCTTCCGCACCGGGCAGTTCGAGGCGTGCGGTATGGGCATCCGTCCTGCGGACGGCAGGCCGTGCTACTGCGGCCTCGACTTGTCGAGCACCCAGGACACGACCGCGTTCGCCGCCGTCTGGCCGGGGTTCGACGACAACGGCGTCCCCGACGGCACCTTCGACGTGTTTGCCCACCTGTTCATCCCCGAAGCGAACGCCGACAAGTCGGAAGCCCCCTATCGCCAATGGGCCAAGGACGGGTTTACTACAATATCGGAAGGTGATGTGACGGATTACGACGTTGTTCGCGACTACGTCCTGCGCTTTTGCGAGCAGAACGTGGTCAAGGGCGTCGCTATCGACAGGTGGAATGCCACCCATATCACAACGCAACTGGTCAACGAAGGCATCTCGGTCAAGCCCTATGGACAGGGCTACGCCTCGATGTCAGCGCCGACGAAGCTGCTGGAGGCTTTGACGCTGAGTCAAAAGATTCGCCACGGCGGCAACCCGCCCCTGCTGCTCCACGTCAGCAATTTGCAAGTGAGACAGGACGACGCAGGCAACCTGAAACCCACGAAAAGTAACTCGAACTCGAATGCCCGCATCGACGCAGCCGTCGCCATGATCATGGCCCTCGGCCTGGCCTCGGCGGAAAACCACGACATCGACTCCGACCCCGAACTGGTGGTGTTTTAGTGGCCGACGAAACGCAGTACGCAGAGGCCGGCGACCTGTACGAGATGCGGGCCTCGCTGTCGCGGGTGTTCGAGGAGATCGTCGAGAGCAAGAAGGCCGCCGGCGGCGTCTACATCTCGCCTGAGACGAGCCTCTACTGCTCGGCCGTCCTGGCTTGCGTCCGCGTGCTCTCGGAGAGCGTGGCGGCCATGCCGTTCAACGTCTACCGTCGGATTCCAGGCGGCGGCAAGGAGATCGCCGAGGATCACCCGCTGCAAGACGTGCTGGCATACCAGCCGAACGACTGGATGACCTCGTTTGAGTGGCGCGAGTGGATGATGAGCCAGATGCTCCTCTGGGGCAACGGCTACTCGCTAATCAAGCCAGGCCGCCGCGGCTCGGTCGATCAACTGATCCCGCTGCACGCCAGCCGCATGGAGATCGTGCGGCTGGAGAATGGCCGCCTCCAGTACCAGTATCGCGAGGACGGCAAGCCGTCGCCGACGCTCTACCGGCAGGATCAGATTTTTCATCTGCGGTATCTCTCGTCGGACGGGGTGACAGGGTACGTCCCCACCTCGCTGGCCCGCGACGCGATCTCGCTCGCCAGGGCGACGGAACTCTACTCCTCGTCGTTTTTCAATCACGGCGCCCAGGCCGGCACCTACATCGAGACGGACCAGCCCTTCAAGCCCGAGGCGATCCAGCGGTTCAAGCAGCAGTGGGACGAGGCCCACCGCGGCCCCGACAAGGCATTCAAGACCGTGGTCATGCCGCACGGATTTCACAAGAAGTCCGACCCCGTCAACAACCAGCACAGCGCGCTGGTCGAGACGCGCCGCTTCGCCGTCGAGGAGTGCGCCAGGGTCTTCCGCGTGCCACTCCATATGCTCGGCGAGTTGACGAACGTGCGGCACAGCACGGTCGAGCAGGCCGCGATCGACTTCGTCACCTTCGCCATCTACCCGCACACTCGCCGCTGGTCGTTCGCCTGCCGCCGCGACCTGATCACCGACGACCGCAACTACTTCGTCGAGTTCGACACGACGGCCCTCCTGGCCGGCGACTTCGCCGCCCGCGCCCAGTACATGCGCGAGGCGTTCAACATGGGCGCCGTCAGCGTGGACGAGGTCCGTGCGCAGATGGGCCTGAACCCCCTGCCCGACGGCCTGGGCAACAAGCGATTCGTGCAAGTGAATATGCAACTGCTCGACGCCTTCACGCTGGAGACGCCCAACGGCCAGGCGGCCGAGCCTGCGGGCAACGAAGCATCTGATCCTGCCGGGCAGGATCAGATGGACGGCAACATCGGCCCGACGCCGGCCGAGGCCGCCGTCTCCGAGGGCCGGGCCGCGGCCGAGGTGCTCTTCCGCTCGACGCTTCGGCGACTCGCCGCGATCGAGGCCGACGGCATTCTGGAGCGTCGCAGCAAGCCGGCCAAGCTCGCCGCCTGGCTCGACGCCCACGAGCAGCGGATGAAGACGGAACTCTGCGACGCCGCACAGGCGACAGGCCGCGACATCAGCCAGTTCGTGACCGCGTGGATGGAGGAAACCAGAGACAGGCTGCTGGACTGCCACCGCAGCGGCAAGCCCTACGAGGAGGCGACCGCAACATGGACGGATCGTGCGAACTTGAGCGACGGCTGATCGCCGAGCAGCCTGGGCTTGAGGTGAAGGCCGACGAGAACGGCCGCACCGTCATCCGCGGGTACGCAGCCGTATTTGAATCCGAGTCGCAAGACTTGGGTGGTTTCGTGGAGATCGTGGAGCGCGGCGCCTTCGACGATGTCATGCGGTCGAATCCCGACGTGTTCGGTAAGTACAACCACGAGCGGGTCATCGGCCGCACCTCCAGCGGCACGATGCGTCTGATGGTGGACGAGCGCGGCCTGCGGTACGAGATCGACCCGCCCAGGTCGGCGGCCGATGTCGTCGAATTGATCGAGCGCGGCGATGTCCGCGGCAGCAGCTTCGCGTTCCGCAGCCGCCCAGCCGATGAAGCCTGGGAGCGCGACGCCAACGGCCGGATGATTCGCCGAATCAAGAAGTTCTCGTTCCTGGGCGACGCCGGCCCCGTCGATACGCCAGCGTATCTCGCCACCGAAACCTACGTCAGCAAGAGAGCGCTGGAGACTGCCCGTGAGCAGCGAGCGGATCGCGCTGTGGTCGAGGATTCTGAGAGCCGCGCTGCGGCGGATTCGCTGAGTGTCGGCGACTTCGTCTCGTGGGAGTTCTCGAACGGGAAGTCCTACGGCCGGATTGAGCGGATCGTCACCGATGGGCAGATCGAGGTGCCGGATTCGTCGTTCGTCATCAACGGCAGCCCCGACGACCCGGCGATCCTGATCCGCGTCTACGACGAGGAGGACGACGGCTGGGAGCCGACGGATCGCCTGGTCGGCCACCGGGCGACCACCCTGACCAAGATCGACCCGCTGCCCGAGCCGAGCGAAGATGACGATGACGACGAGCGCGCCGTCTCGATGAAGCCGACGGCCGGCATGGCCTCGGCGGCCCGGCGCGGCCTGAAACTGCACGAGGAAGGCAAGAGCGGCGACGGGCTGAAGCCCGAGACGGTCGCCCGCGCCAACCGCCTGGCCCGCCGCGAGGAGATGAACGAGGATTGGATTCGCGAGATGAATGCGTGGTTCGCCAGGCACTACCCGTCGAGCACCTCGTCGGGCTGGGATTCGCCGCCGGATTACAGTCCGTTTTTCGTCGCCTTCTTGCTCTGGGGCGGCCGGGCGGCGATGAACTGGTCGGCTCGCAAGGTCAAGGAGATGGACGCCCAGCGCGCGGCGCCGGCCGTCGAGGAGGAGCGCGTCGAACCGACGATCAGCGTCGTCGTGAGCGCAGACACCACCGACTGGGCAGCGAAGATCGCGCGGCTCAAGTCGGCACTGCTCCAGACTCCCTTGCACGGCAAGTGAGCGGCTCGTTACTCTACAGGTAGATACAAGCCTTGCGGCGGATGCCGTAGGGAACGGTGCGAGCGACTTGATCGCGGCGCGCTAGCGGGACACCCCGCCGGCCGCCGCATTCGCGTTTTGGCCGGCTCAACAAGGAGCAGGCCAACATGGCGAGCAACCTCAAGCGTCTTCAGGATCGTGCCGCGGCGATTGCCGCTCGGATGACCGAACTGGCCGACGTGGCCGAGCGTTCGGATGAGCAGACCGCGGAACTGCGGAAGCTCTCTGCCGAGGCCGACGCGGTCAAGGCCGACCTGGAGTTCGAGGGCACCCTCGCCGCCAAGGAGGCGGAACTGCGGGCTGTGGTCGAGAAGGCGGCTCCGGCCGCCGCAGTCGCAGTTCCTGCGGCTGCGGAAGAGCGGAAGGTCGAGATTCGGGCCATCAACCCTCATCACACCTCGCTGCGCGCGTTCAACGACGGCCCCGACGCCGTCGAGAGCGCCTACCGCTGCGGCCGGTGGCTCAAGGCCAGCCTGTTCCGTCGTGAGGACGACATCCGGTGGTGCCGCGAGCACGGCGTCGAGGCCCGCGCCCTGAACGAGGGCAGCAACTCGGCTGGTGGCGCCCTCGTCCCCGAGGAGTTCGCCGCCCGCGTGATCCGCTTGGTTGAGGAGTACGGCACGTTCCCCGGCGCCGCCGAGAACGTGTCGATGAGCCGCGACACGCTTGTGATCCCGAAGCGGGTCACTGGCACCACGGCCTACTTCGTGGGCGAAGGCTCGGCCGTGACCGAGTCGGAGCCGACCTACGCCAACGTCAGCCTGGTGGCGAAGAAGCTCGCCGTGGGTTGCCGGATGAGCACCGAGGTGGTCGAAGATACCGCTGGAATTGTGTCGCTCGCCGACGCAACCGCCCAGGAATTCAGCACCTCGCTGGCCTACAAAATCGACATCTGTGGCTGGCTCGGGGACGGAACCCAAGGCACCTACGGTGGCATCAACGGCGTCGTCAACAAGATCAACGACGGCACCCACACCGCCAGCGTCCACTCGGCCGCCTCTGGCAACAACTCCTTCGAGACGCTCGACATCGAGGA